ATGAAAAACAATTGGACCACACCAAAGGTCAAATCTTTTCCGTTAGAAAGCGGTAAGGATTGGTACGTTTGGTTTCGTTTTAATGGCGTTCTAAAGTTCGTTAAGACAGGAATAAACAAAATTCCAGATTATACTGAACGCCTGGAAGAAACAAATGCACTCGCAGATGTTTTGAAAGATAAATTACAAAAAGGCTGGATCCCAACTAAGAAGGAAAAAGAAGTCGAAAAAATCACTTTACTTTTTAATAAAGCTTTAGACTTCGGGTTAGAAAAAAAGAAACCTTCTATCAGCGAAAAAACGTACCTCGACTATCGTTGCACCGTTCGGTTTTTCAAAAGCTCTGCAAAAAGACTGGACTTTGATCGAATCAATATTGCGAACTGCGAAAGGTTTCATGTAAAATCCATCATGGATGATCTTCAGCAGCAAAAGAAATGGACTGCTAAAAATTACAATAAACATATCGGATATATTAAATCCATATTCTCCGAGCTGGTGGAATGGGAGCAAATAAAATCTAATGTTGTTCGGGATATCCGGATGCAGAAAGAAGAAAAAACAGAGGGTTATATTCAACTCACCCATGAGGAACACATTTTTGTTTTTACACATTTAAAAGAAATTGATTTCCATTACTATATTTTTTGTTCAATGGAATATGACATGGGAATTCGACCGAAAGAATTGCTTTTGTTAAAATGTGGTGATGTTGATTTGAAAAACGGAATCGTCAAAGTAGGATCTGAAGCATCCAAAAATAAAAAAACTCGTTTTGTTCCCATTATTGGAAATACTAAAAATTTGCTTGAAAGTTTTGATCTAAGCAATCCGGAATATTATTTATTTGGACGTCCAAAACCGTATGGAGCGAAATTTTTTAAACATGAATATTTCTGTCCAAAACCCTATTCGATCAGGCGGACCACTGCTACAAACAAGTGGAAAAAATATGTGATTGATGGTTTGGGAATTAATAAACATCTATATTCTTTAAAACACAAAGGCGGTAATGATAAATTGAAAGCGGGATTGGACATTAAAACAATCAGTGAGATTTTTGGACATTCCACGGAGAAAATGACCGAGATCTATGCGAATCATATTAATGACCTTCGATTTGCAGAAGCTAAAAAAGTAGATTTAAAAATCTATTAAATAAAAAATCCGCTCCTAGGTGCGGAGCGGATAATCAATTAAAGTTTCTACAAAGCAATGATATGAAACTTAGGTGTAAATGTAAAGCTTTAAAATGAAAATGACACTAACAAAAAAAGCTCAATTTCTGGGCGGTTTCAAACATCTCATTTTTTTAGGGTTAGTAAATCAGGATATTTATATTTTAAAGTCCTCCACATTAGCAGAATTGTAAAGCAGGGGACTGGCTTATAAAATTAACTTATAAGTGAATTGGCTCATTTATTAAAAACCTCTTTGTATTTTCCGTAGGCTTTCGCCATTGAAATATTATAAGGTTCACGCCCCCACACTTTAGCCATTTTCGCATAGGCTGAGCCGTTGTAAATTGAAGCGACTGTGTGCCAATCTCCTGTTTTCAGAGCGAACAAAAGTTTAGGATCTGTTAAAATGAATTTAGCAATCTGATTGATTTGTTGTTCTAAACCTTTCTTTGCATCGTCCCACATAGCACCAACCGTTGCAAATCCAAGCCTTTTGTAATGGAATCCCATAATCTGACCTAAACCAATAGAAGTTGCTTCCATCGCTTTGTTTGGGCTCTTACTGAATGCATCATTAAAAGCAATCCACTCTTTAGATTGAACATCAACTTTATTAACTGACCAAGCACCAGAGGGTGTATAAGGTGCAAGTCTTTTCATCCAAATTGGTTCGAACTGAATTAAGATTTTACCCGTTTTCTCATCGAAACCTTTTCCACCTGATTCTACTTCAATGAATGAAGCGAGTGCTGCAGGTTCCAGATTGTTGTTACAAGCAACTAATCTTACTATTGTTTGGAGCTCTTTATTCATAATATTTTATTTAATTTATTTACATAAGTTTTCCAAAGAACTTGAATGGCAATAATGAAAGCCATTCCTAAAACTGCACTCAAAATATACCAGGCGAATTCTGACCATTTGCTTTCGGTTGCTTTATGTTTGGTTACTGATTTATAAGTAGTGTTTGTTTTATAAGTCGTTTTAGTCTGATAAGTAGTAATCAGTTTTTGAGTAATTTCAGTTTTTTTATTGACCGTCTTTTGCTGATTACTGAAACTTAGTTCCCCCGTAGTCTCGCCTTCGATTTTCTGACCATTATGAATGAATATAAACTTTGCAGGAATATCGCCAATTGGTTTAATTCCTAAATTCATATTGTTTTCGAAAATATCTAATAATGTCTTTTCTGAAAGTTCAGAATTGGTGGAGCCTTTTATTTCGGTGGTTGATTGCTCCGACTTTGTTTCTTTGATAACCTCTTTTTGGCTTTCGGCTTTTCGAGAACCGCAACTCAAAATAAACAATAAGCTAATCCAAATAAACTTTCTCATTGTTGATGATTTTATAAGGTTTTATAAATATTTTCTCTTTGTGAAATAAGCGATAAATAAAGCCACGCCTTATGCTATCGTAGCCGTCGGGAGTGGTTATTTCCGTTACTGGTTCGTTGATGTTATTAGCCTTGATGGCTTGTGATTTTTCTAATTGGTTTTGAGCAATATTGTCTCGGATTGTTAATTTTTTAATGTAGGTTTTGATTTTATAGATGAGCGTTTCATTTTCGTTATCTATTTTATCCAATTTTTTAATTATCATTTTTGCTTCTGCGTTCGCTTTGTCGAGTTGATTTAATTTTTGTACAATACGCAAGGAATCAGTTTGTGAGTTTGCGAAGCAGGAAAAACCAAGGAATAAGAATATTAGATTTTTCATTTTAAAACATTTTTAAGATTATCATTTAATTTTTCACTTGTGGTTAATTTTCTTTCCAAAATTCTTTTCAGACGGTCGGCTTCTTCGAGTTTTTTGTTTACCAATTCTTCTAAATTAGTTGTATTTGATTTCTTGTTACAGCTATCTAATTCCGCTTGAAGTTCATCTGCATCACTTCTATATTTTTTAATTTGAACTGCATAATACTGAACGGCTTGATTAATTGAAATTATTTCTTCTCTGCTGTTTTCTTTCCCATTTTTTACACCCTCTTTATAAAAAACGATAGCAGTACAAATCCCTGCAATTATTATCACGAAAATCAAAATTCCGAATCCGTATTTCTTTTGCAGGAAATCCTGGATAAAAGTCATTCTATCCTCTACGATTTCGGCACCTTCTTTTAAGTTTTGCATTCATTTATAATTATTTATTCATTTTTATCTAGTTTTTAAAGACCGCCATTTCTAACGGTCTTTTGATTTAAACTAAGGCTTTTAAGGCTAAAATTTGCGCTCTTGTAAATTCAACCCCACAAATAGTGACGTGAGTGTCTGTATTTTTCCCTATTACAACCTCATTATTTCTTGTAGAAATTGCGTCTTTTCCTATTACAGTAGTTCCACTTGCATCAACTTTTTGCCCTAAAATAAAACCTGAACCATCACCAATAAAAACGTTACCATTACCGTTCACTAAACGCCCTCCAGAGTTATTTCCAAAACAAGCATTATTGTTAGAATTTGTCGAATTATACATCGAGTAATAACCAAATGCGCAATTTTTTTCACCCGTTAATTGGTGCATTGCGTAATTTCCAAATACGTTGTTTTTAGAACCCGATATATTGTATGTCAAAGTTTGCGCACCAAATGCGCAAGTATCGTCGTAGTTTGTTTGTTGTGTTGCGCTTGCGCCTTGATACCAACCACTCGCATAAACCCCATACAAAGTATTTCTATATCCTTGAATTATTCGAGTTCCCGAACCATACCCAATACAAGTATTGTCATCTCCAACTTCTAATTTTTCAAGTGCGCTATCCGTTAAACCAGTATTATGACCGCCATTCACTAACTTTGAAAGTGCTAATCTTCCAAAGGCATTATTACCTACACCATCTTCGAAATTTTCTAAAGCACCAGCACCAAAGGCTGTATTATCAAATCCCGTTTTTAACTTTTTTAAGGCATTCGAACCAAATGCAGTATTAACCCCTCCAGTAGTAACGGAAGCCAAAGCATCACGCCCCCAAGCAGTATTCGACGCTACACTTGCAACCGTTGCACCACCAGCACCACCACCATAATAAGTACCTTGTGGAATATCTTGATAGTATTGTCTTATTCCTTGAAGTCTAATTTCGTTAGTTGTAGTATTTCCGATATTTAATTTATTGCCATCTTTTAATAATAGATCAAAAATTAAACTCTTTATTTTAGTTCCCAAAACTCCAACAAATGGCTCATATTCAACGGGGTTAAACGTGCCTTCTTTTACTATTTGCCCCGTTTCGCCCGTGCCGTAACTCACCGATAAATAAGCTGAACCAACTGGACTTGTAACATTCATTGAAGAAAATCCGTTACTTATCAAATTTTTATCTTCATCAAACCACGCAACATCATAAAGCCCTTTAAAAGAATAAGGTTGATTTGATTTCACCCGAATGTAAAAAATACCATCAAAATCACCAGTATCAAAGGGTAAACCAGTAACGGGGTGAGGTCTTTTTTTAGTGATTATTTTTGCTGGATTTAAAATGTTAGCACCCGCTGGAAAAGTATCTGAAATTGCAAAATCTGTTTTTTCGGTAGTAACTTGACCATCTGCAAGTTCATTGTTTTTCAAACTCAAAAACACCGAAACCACCCCATTTTTAACATTAAATAAAACATTATTCGCATCTAAAATTGTTTGCGTAATCGGGAACTTTAATTTATTCGTTGCATCTGCCAAAGTGTACCAAGTAGAAGTAACATCTATTGGTTCTACAACTCTGTAACTTTCAAACAAATCATCATCACCCGAAGTCCAAGGTGTGGGTGCGTTGGCTTGGGTGGCGTTGCCTTTGATGCCGGAAATAACCTGATTAATTCGCTCATCAGTTTTTTCAAATGAATCACGAACGTCTTTTGCTGTGATTTTTTTACTTGAATTGTCTGGTAGCTTGGAAAATATATAGTCTAAAATACTCATCGTTTAATTTTTAAAATCGTCTGAAAAATCGTTTGAAAATTGTCCGTAAATAATTACTATTACGGCTTTTGTAACGCACACACATACTGTTTTCATAAAATCGTAATATCCACTCATGTCTAATCATAATGTCCGAAAGCAAATCCGGTGTTACCTGATCGATAAGGTTGATTTTCCCTACATCCTCCACAGTACTTTGTGTAAAAAGGAAAATAAGATTGATGGCGACAAAGCCATTCATGCATATTAACCGCTAATGGTCCCATTCTTTCTTGCATCGCATCCTGCATTTTAAAAACCACATCATTTCGAGACCCACTGGCCATATCTGTAGAACTGATGCTTCTCGGATTATTGGTTTGTTGCCCCTTTGCAGTTGTTTGAAGCCAAGAAGGAACAGTCGTAACAAAATCAACACACTCGGCGGTTAGTTTCCAGAGATATTGATTCCAAAGCTTTACAATCCACTCATCTTCAATAAACTCAATAGCATTCACGATCATTCCTTCTTGAAGGTCCTCGTCTTGGAAATTAATATTCTGTTTTGCATAATCAGCTCTGAGTTTTGTCAAGAGATCCGCTTTGTTCAAGTCGGTGACTTTTACATTCTTTTTATCGTTGATGTTTTGGTAAAAATCATAGCCTAACTCTTCAACAATAAATCGTTCCTCAGCAATAATGATATTGTTGAGAATCTGGCGCTCACCTACATCGCTGGTAATCGCTGCATGAAATATTACCTCATCTGGAATAATCAAAACATTGCGGTTAGTTCTGTTGAGTCTGTACATTTTTTCCTTTAGTTACTTCGGAGATTAATTTTTTACCACGCTCGTCTTCTAATTCATCTATACCTAATTTCGTTCGACCTTCATTTACGGTGATGACGGAATTGATTTCGATATCTTCCACAAGATCTTCAATGTCGATGGAGACGAATTCAATATCTTCATCTGACCACTTCGTCTGGCAAAACGCATCCGTTATTTCTAAAAAAGGAAGAAGGAATTCTTCTAAAATAACTTCACGCGTAGGTTCAATGACCGTTTTATGTTTGATTTTGAAAATACTTCTCAAGTAAGTATTACCACCATTTCCTAATCCTTTTGAATTGTTCTGTCCGTAAAGAGAAGAATCCCAATTATTTGAATCAATAATTTTTTGTTCAGCATTCTCATCCAACTTCAGGAAATCACCGTCGGTTTGTTTGGAGAAATTTTCTACAGTTCCACCGCCCTGCTTTGTTGAAAGAACGGTCCATCTTCCACGTTTTCCAGGTCCTGTATGTTGTCTGCGAATATTGGTAGCAACTTTAGTCAATTCAGTATCGGTGTAACTACCTTGAAGCATAATTGCACCACCAATGACCATATTATTTTCAAAATTGTCCAGGTTATACCTAGCACCATTGTATTCTAATATTTGCCATGGTAGACTGGAAACATTTTCTGGCAAACCATAATAATCGTACCCATCCATATCATTTTTAATATGAATCATGCATCGTTCGGATCCGTCTTTAAATTCTTTCCACTTTGTTTCCTCTCCGTTATAAATAGGTAATTCCACAGCGTTTTTATCATCGATCACCCAATCTTTTGAGCCTCGGAATTTTTGGGAAATTAGAACAGTTTGGGGAATGTCATTACTATCAGGCGCACCCAATCGGCAATCTAAAAAAGACCGTACATAAGCCATTACTTTTGAGGTTTCACCTACTTTAATCCTGATTATTTCGATAAAAACATTTCCAACCCGGAAATAATTACTGAAAATTCGATCAACAATTTTACCCAGAGACTGGCGTCGGTTGTTAATTTTTTTTTGAAATAACTTGAAATCTTTCATTATTTCATCAGTCGCATCCTTAATTCTAATTCCATTTCCTGAGCAGAAAAAAACCTTAGAATTAATACACGCTTGGTTCGTTGGACTTAGAATAGATGATTCCTGAAGAACACTAAAGTAATTATCAGTAGGATTAAGAAAAGGGATGTATTTTTTGTCACCATCGAAAAGATCAAACGCGGTAGAATTTCCTTTCCCTTCAAACGGGATAGGATTTAACACATCTAATTTCACCTCATTGCTAACACTAAGGCTTGTCTCTTGTGTCGGCGTTTTTTGGGGTGTTGCGTTGTTTTTTCGTCGGTTTATTGTCGGTGCTGACATGTGTGGTTTCTTCTAGTAGTTTTTCTTCCTTGATCTGGTTCAGTTCTTCCTGATCCGGCAACTCTTCAAATAGGTGGAGTAAAGACTGATCATTGCTATTCTTGGCCATCTCAGCGAGAATATGTAAATCTTGTCTTTTACCTAATGGAAGAGCCGAGTTATTGAATCCAATTACGGTATCCAAAAACTCGGTTTTAATTATAACTTCCATAATAATTTACGGAGTGTAACCTTCAATGAAAGCATCTAACGATGCACGTCCACCAGTGTACTCCAACGGACCGCGTGAGTAAACTCCTTTCAAAGAAACGGTACCGCCGTTTTTACCATCGAAAGCCGCCCCAAGTTCAATAACTGAACCGTCGTTTTTCATTTTGAATTTTGGAATAACAGAATCATTAACGTATCGCTCCGCAACAACGTGAATTGTACCGGTGGTGTCAACGATTACTAAACCAATATTTGAACAAACAGAAGCTGCATCTAATCTGGCCATGAAATTCGTAAGACTATTACTCATTTTTGCCAACTCTCCTACAATTTCGTAATCCCATTTTACTGATCTTCCGGAAATGGTTTGAGTTGCTTTAAATGTTCCTGTTTCCTCTTCGATTCCGATTGGGAAAAGTCCGCCTCCTGTTGCTACTGTTGCTCCAGCTCTTAAAGCCACCGCCGTATAAGGTGGTAATAAAAGAGCGGCTGTTGCTGCTGCTTGTGTGAAATTCAAATCATCCGGATCGAACCAGAATAATTCAGAGATACCTCCCGAAAGAGTTCCACACGCAGTTTGATATGATTGTGCTTGATAACCTAACATCGTATTTTATTTAAAGATTAATAATTAATTATGCGATCTCGGTTTGAAGAATCACAATGTCTTTTGGAGACACGATCTCAGTCCCGGCAACCAATTCTAACAAGTATTTCCAATGGAAATCATCTTCAGAATACCAAACTTTCATCGCTTTTCCTTCTGTAAGGTTTTTGTTGAAGTTTTTATTAGTCGCCCAAATGAAGTTCTTTCTCAAAGTCAAGATACATGTATGCGCTTGAGTACCTCCGTTCAGTTTTCTTAAAACTGCTTTCCAAGTTGGTTCAACCAATACAGGAATACCATCAAATTCTAAAGACGGCTGACCGTTTTGATAAATATTGATGTTCCCAGAATTTTCACCAATTGATTGGTAATATCTCCAAAGACCTTTTGCCAAATCGTAATCGACAGTGAAGTATTTCTGACTGCCTAACGCATTTTCTAAAACCATCGTTTGAGCATCTACAGCCGTTTGAAAAACCGCGTAGCATTGAGCCGGAGTTAACGTTCCTGCGGTAATTGCACCTGCAACGGTTGGTTTGTAGTCTGGATTATTAAGCGCAATGTAATTTTTGATTTTGGTCATTACCCCATCAAAAATATTCAAGGAGAATTCATCATCTGATGCTCTTGCAACATCACCCCAATAGGCGTTGGTTGCGATATCCATTCCCACCGCTCCTTTAAAGAACTGAAGAATGAAATCTCTAAATTTTGGAGATCCTTCAGAAAGATCTTTCAAACATCCTTGGTAGAATTCTACCTCACAAATTTTGGTAGCACCGTAAATTTCATCAACTGTGATTTTTCGGGCTCCGGATCTTGCGATTTTTGACCAATCGACTTCACAGGCAGCATCCTTTCTTCTTAAGATATTTCCTCTTTTGAAAATATCAAGAATCGGAGTACCCTTCATCATCGATACATCATCGACGATGGTAAACTCTTGCAATGTTCCGTTATACGCACCGTTGAAATCAGGCGTTAAATCCTGGAAGTGTGGAGCAATTAAAAAAAGGAAAACCGCCTGAGCCGTAAGTGTAAACTTTTTCATTGTATAAAATTTGAATTATTAAAGATTAAATAGCAGCGTTTCCGAGGTTTCCAGTGCTGGCTGCAAGCGCAAGACCTACCCCTCTCACAGAAAGATCCGCTACGGCTCTTTTTGTGGAAACTACTGTTGCTGTGATGGTAAAACCACCGTTCACATCAAATGGAGCGACTAAACTCAGAACTACGTTTCCTGCAGCTGCTGTAATTTGTCCTTTTACTTCATTTCCGTTTTTATCGATTGCCCACACATTTACTGCTTTGAAAGAATCTCCCGCAGGAAAAACACTCGCATCGGTAACGGTTAAGGCTTTCGTGCCTGAGTTCAAACTGTATGAAATTGCGGGCTGAAAACCGTTAACTCCACATCCGCAAAAGCCTGTTAAGGCTGAATTATCAAATGGATTCATTGTATATTATTTTAAGAATTAATCGAATGAAACACCTGCATACTTTTCATTGTCCTCGTTTTTCGGAGGCTGAACTGCACCAACACCGTTAAGGATCTTTTTTTCAACCTCTGAAACACGATTGATCAAGCCTTTGTAATCTTCATTTTCTGCAAGATTTAAAGGAGCTGCTTCGGCAGGTTTTACGGCATCGGTAATTTGTGTTACCATATTTTCTGGCAAACCATCTTTAAACATTTCAATCACCGCATTGGTGATATGTTCGTCAAATTTGATTTCTGCGAGTGCATTGGTGATTACATTAGTCAATGCTTCGTTGGTTACTGGTTCCGGCGTTGCACCTTCCGCACCTTCTGCGGGCTTTGGTGTTACGATGTGATTACTAAAGGCGTTGCTTACAGCTACACCAATAAGGGTTGCTAAATTTTTCATATCTAAATTTTGAATTAAGTTTTCGTTGGAAGGTTTGTTTACGAAAGAATTGTAAACATTAAGCGGATTTTGGTTTTTGAAAGCCCAATCATTTTTATTGATTGCATTTGAAACATTAGACTCACCGATAGTTTCTTTTACAAAACCATTATCGGTTACTTCTTTGCCGTAAAACCAAGTTTCTTCATTCATCCAATTTTCAATTTCATCAGCTGTTTTGCCTGTTAAATTGGAATAGAAATCTCTGATGTTGTTATTGAATTTTCTTAAACTTTGAGCGTACTTTTCAATATCATTTACATCACCCCAAACGCCGCCAGAAACATTATGAATCATGTAATAAGCGTTTTTGGAAATCTTTGAATTTTTGGAAGCAGAAAGAATGTAAGTTGCAGCACTGCAAACCATTCCGATTCCTATGGTCTCAATATCATAACCGTCGTTTTCCAACTGTTGAATGAAATCATGCATTGCCATTGCGTCGCCGATTTGACCTCCAAAAGAATTAATAGTAATTCTGATATTTTTGATCCCAGAAGAAATGACTTCATTACGGAAAGATTTGAATGAAACCGAAGAATGCTCATTGTACCATTCTGATAACCATTCTTTCGTCTCCGCATCTACGATAGTTCCATCAATAAAAACATCTAGCCTATCAGCGGATTTATTCTCTATATGGTAATTAAAAATCGGTAGTTTTTTCATTAGTTGTACTTTCTTTAACAAAAGTAGAAGTAAAATGAAACGATTGTATATTATACAACAAAAAGCGTTTGGATTTTACAAACGCTTTTGATTTTACTTATTTAAAACATCTTTCGCAGATGTCGTTAACGGTGCCTTTCGGAATGTTGAACTTATTGGCAATCTGCTGGAGAGAAAGACCACGTTCCCGTTCTATGCAAACTCGTAATTGATTCATATTTGCGCCGCTCATTTTACAGAACTTCTCAAAATCTTCAAGCGCAAGGCGCAAGGCTATATTGGTGTAATCTACGACGTTCATAATGTTCCAATTTCGGTTTGCTTATTCTTTTCTTTTTGGTACTCGGTGACTTCATTTGGATTTAAAACTACTTTCTTAAATCCTTCACGTGAAAGTGTTTCCATATTTTCTTCGATCCGGTTCAAACGATCAGAATTGTAATTGTCTGCTTTGTCTTCAAACTTAGAAATCTGAGAATTGAATATTGGAGGTTGCGTTCTATTCCAATTAAAGATACCACCGGAAGCGAATTTCTTCATGGTTGCACCACCAAACCAATCTACACCACCACCATTTGCATTGATACGACTTGCAATTTGTGAAGGTGTACCGGTAACGGAATAGATATTTTTATCTTCCATTGTCCGGGCATTGATTATTCCTTCTTTGCCTTCCATTTCTGCAACTTTTTGTCCGGTTTGTGGATTATAAACGGGCATTCCACCGTTGCTGTGAGATGGTCCTCTTAACTGTCCACCTTGACCGAGGAACTGTCCACCTTTTTTATACTGAGCAGAATTCACTGCAGATAAATTTATAAAATACTGACCGAACGCCAACGCTGCTAAAGCAGCATACATTGCGATGCCGGCTGCTCCTAAAGTAATACCATTTAGAGGATTTTGAGCAGCTGCAACGCCAATGTTTGCTAATTGCATTGCCAAGGCAACTTTTAGTTCTTGCTTTTTAACTTTCTTCAATCGTTCACCGGCTTCTTTATCTGCTTGTTTCTTTTTCTGCGCAGCTTCCTTGTCTATAGCCTCACGTTCACCAGCAGATTGAGCATATCTCATTTGTTGGTCACGTTCTAATTCAATTTTACTATAGGCGAGTTCCTTTGATTTTTCAATTCGGTCTCTTTCTGCATCAAAATAACTATTCATTGCTAAAGTGGCGGTTTCGAATGACTGCGCTAGAACCTCTCCTAGCAATTCAGAACCATCGACATCTGCACCGTTCTTATCTTTCCCAATACTGAAAGTGCCATCAGAACCCTGCATTCTTTGTTTGAAGAAAGAAGCAAGTCCCGAGGTTCCGGAGCCTGGCATTCCCGGAGAATATCCTGAACGTTGTAAGTTTGTTTCCTGATTGGCTTTAGAACCTTGTAAAATACCTCGCTCTTTTAATAAACGATTATACTCCCGCATCTCATTGTTGGTCAGTTTTCTTTGACCTAGTTCCATGTTATAAATTGCGAGTCGTGCATTTACATTCCCAAGTTCTATATTGGTATTATCTAACTCTAACTTGGCTGACAATCTTTGAAGATCGATTTTTTTCTGCTCTTGCGTTAGTGATTTGTCGTTGAGAATATTACGACGCAGTATGGCTCCCTTAATTTCAATTTGATTTTCAAGATATTCTGATCCCTCATCAATAAGATCTATTGTGGCCCTAGTTGATGCAATTCTGGACTGAAGATTATTATTATTTTCCTCATCTAATTTTTGCTGAAGAACTCTACTCCGATCACTCACCTCTTCAATCATCTTTTTACTTAAATCGTTTTCAAGATCAATCATTTTTTGATTGTAAATAATCTGCGCAGACGTACTTTCGTTGTAGTAGGTTTTTTGGGCTTCTATCTTTTGTAAATCGGTCGCGTACGGATCGTTCAGAACTTTATTTAATTGGTCCTTTGCATTATCTTCTGCCAATTTCAGTTCTTGATCATTTCGTTTTTTGAAGATCGCGTAAAGTTTATCATTAGCCTCGCTTTCCGCTTTTATTTTATCTAAAATGGCGCGGGCTTCCTGTTTTCTTTCTTCTGCATTGCCCCCTTTTAAATAGGCGATTTTCTTGGTGAAATACTTCTGATTTTCGGTCAAGCTTTTTGTGATGTAATCTTCTTCAAGGATTTCACCTTTAAGGAATTTGGTTTCGATAATTGCAAGTTCACGATCGCGATTGGCTTCAAGATCTTTTAGGTAATCTCTTTGATAACCATCTAATCTAGAACCACGGTAAGCTCGTGATGTTGAACCTTTGCCATTTTTCCCAATCAATCGATCCAATTCTGCCTGTTTATTCTTTAATTGTGACTGAACGGAGTAGTATTTTTTAGACCCAATAGTTGCATCTTCAAACTCTTTGTTCAACGCATCAATTTCTTCACGAAGCCTTTTAATAGAATTTGCATTGGCTGCTACATTTCCAGCAGCAGCACCGCCCAAAATTGGATCATCTGGATTGATTCCTTTTTTAGAATTACCAGCAATCACATTTCCAAGTTGATTCAAGTCTTCTTTCAGGCCTTGTATTTCTGAGCGTTGTTTTTTTAGTTTATCAACAGAACTACCATCTCCAATGCCAATATCTGCACCCATTGATTTGAATGTTTCACCAAAATTCCTTTTAGACCAGAAATCAGACTTAACATATTTATCAGCTTCTTTCTCTGCATCGGAAAGGGTAATTTCTTTTTCGAATAATTCAGCGGCTTTTTTATCGTAGATGGCCACGGCTGCTTTGGCTTTTGCAACTTCTAATAATTTGGTTTTGTAATCATCTAAAATTTTTGTTCCCTGTGCGGTATGGAAGTTACCCAAAGTAAGACCTTCCAGATATTTAGGATCAATGGCAATGATCTCCTGCATTGCTCTTTTTTTGGTATCAAGAGAATTCGCATTATTTTTTATAATGGCGGTTAATCTTTCTAGTTTTCCCATTTGACCAGAAATAGTATCGGAAACCTGTTTGTTGATTTCGGCCGTAACTTTCATTAAAGCGGCGTTTTCTTTCAAGGCTTTTCCATGCGCTTTCAGTTTTCCAGTGGCATTTTCTGTTGAATTTGCAAATGCAACTGTTGCAGCACCCACGGCAAAAAGCAACCCGATGACAATTCCCCAAGGTGTTGCTGCTAAAGTAAGATTTAGCCCCATTACCAAAGCTCTTAAACGTGCGGTTGAAATTCCAAAAAGATTCATGGTGAATATCAAAGCGGTATAAGCGCCATTAACAATACCCAAAACTAAAGCGTGCGCATTTTCCAAAACCATCGCGGTTGCGATTAAGGCGTTACCTACTCCCATTCTGATAATGTATGCACCAATAGCGACCGTATTTGCTGCGATTGCTTGTAATTTGGCGTAGTAAGCAAACGTTAATAATCCAACAAAGGAAAGCCAAACAGAAAAAGGAATTTTACCGATAGTTTGTGCTAAAAGTATGATTACAGAAACAGTTGTGCTTACCAAAGAAATGAATCTTTTATTGCTACCGACTTTAGCGATCATATTATCTAGTCGATTCAAATCTGCTTGTAAACCTTGAACAGCTTCACCGCCGGTACCGAAAGATAGTTTTAATTGTTTTGCAAATTTTGGAAGGAAATCTTTCGAATAAATTTCACCTTTACTCATCGCTTTATCCAATTCTGCGGTAGTCATTCCCATGGCACGCGCTGCAATTCCAAATGCTCCAGGAACACGCTCCCCGATCTGTCCACGTAGTTCTTCAGCCTGAACTTTTCCTTTGGACGCTATTTGTCCAAATGCAAGCATTACACCATTGGTTTGTTCCTGGCTTAATCTAAGATTCGCGGAAGATTCCGCAGCGGCTTCAAAAATATCTCTCGCCTGCTGTGCTCCACCTCCCGACTCTGTAAAGGCTGCGAAAAATGTTTTAAAACTTTTGCTGGCATCTAAGGTTTTTTGTCCAAGGCGTTCTGAAACATCAATAAGAAATTCCTGATTTAATGCATAATCACCTGTTTTAGCAGAAACTGCTTCAATTGATTTATTTAAGGAATCGAAAGCAATAACATCGTTTTTGATTCTAGTACCGACATTCAATGCAGCCTGAAAAGACAAATAACCCAACGCAAATGAGGCTAATTGTCCTTTCATATCTGTGAAACTCTGATTAAAAGTTTCTGCAAAATTTCGAACAGCTGCTGTTGGATAGTTACCGACGTTCAATCTGAAATCTCCCTGCGCTTTATTAAGAGCGAGCATTTGTTGATAATATTTTTGTGATTCCGCTGTTGCTTTTTGAAACCGTTGGGAATTTATACCATAAGTTGCGCCGATACCCAGAGCGTTTTTCTTCGCTTCTAGATATTGGCGGTTAAGTTTCTGATAAGCCTCGTAGGTTTTTGCGGTCGCCTGCTGATTCTTCAATTCTTCATTGGTCAGCGCTCTTTTAGAATTTTGAAGGGCGATGGTTTCAGCACGAAGTTTTTTTGATTCAGATTGCTGTTTGACGAGTTCTACAGTCACCTTCTCTAGTTCCAATTTCTCTTTGGTTAATTCTTCAGTATTTCCGAAGATCCCTTTCGAACTCGCCTTAACATTTTGAAAAAGTTTCTTCGTATTCTCAAAAGTCTTATTAACCGCGTCCATTTTTTGGAGCAAGGTTTGTTCACCGTCCAGAGTGATCTGGTAAATTTTTTCAATCTTAGCCATCTTAATCTTTTATTTCTCGTGGTATATCACCGTACAGACAGATCAACTGATTGTAAGGCATGTCAAAACCCGAATTACTATTGCTGGTTATTTTTCCCGATTTTACACTATCGTTGCTGGGAAATGAAAAGTCGATATCTCTTTGTGATACCGGAAACCACTGGCGCAAAGTTACCGACGTACTATCGTTGTTGAGCGGGTTAAACGCTTTTACGTTGATGATTTCCCAACGAATTCCATCAGTTGTAATATGCTCCCGATGAAACCAGTTCGAAATATGACTGTTGGTGATCTTGAAGTTGGTGTAATTCCAAACGCCATGATTCATAATGGTGAGCCTTTGGAGAAAGAAGCGTTTCATCAATCCAAAAGCGATTGGTGAGCTTTTGCTATCGCCTATCCTTTCATCGGTATAGGAGAGGCAAGGATCATTCTCTCCGCCCGGTTTGTAATTAACAGCGAACATATATGGAAAATCCGTATAGGTTTCTGTAACTCCTTTCTGATCCTTTAAACGCCAACCACCAACACCCGAAACGCGGCCTTTGTAATAACATAATTTCGGTTCGAATATATTTTGAGCTTCACCGGAAGAAGTATTAGAAATGTTTTCTGGAACCAGGCAAACCATTTGAGGTGAAATACCTGTGACATCTTGAAAATCATTACAGAAATAATGCATGGTTGGACTGAAAAAACGGTTTTCGAATTCGGTTTTATCTTTGAATCTTTCGGAGAAAACGTATTTGCTGGATCCTAAGAGAATTTTATTTCGATCCTGAACTACTTTCAATGCACCGTCTGAAGAATCCTGTTTGAATTTAAAGACGTATTCCCGCGCTGCATCTGAGTAAAGAATGATTTCACTTTCTTTTTCTACGTCTTCAATATTGGTCCAGTTGAGCGTTTGATTATTGAAATATCCACCTGAAACGGTCGCTAAATTGTTGGTTAACGAATATGGGTGAGTAGGCTCAATGAGAACTGTTTTTTCTGCATTGTGGGTTGCAAAAGAAAGATTACACGTATCAATAATCCCTTTGAAGAAATCTAAAAACTTGTATTTTTGAAGCCCCAAATAATTATCAAAATCAACAGTACCACCTTCTGGTATTTTAAAAAATTCTGTTTTGAATGAAAGAACAGAAATATTTGATCTGCAAACAGTCGCTGTATTTGTTTCTTTAGAATTGACCACAATGCTACATTCAATAGTGTCATTCGGATTAATTTCAACATCAAACCAATCATAAACCACACCGGCGTCTGCACGTCGTCCAAAGGCCGGAGCTTTAACATAATTAATTAATTTCTCCTTTATATGCACTCCATTTTTAAACCAATTCACATAAATATAGAAATAACTCCCCATGTCAACGAGGGAATCAAAACTAATATCAATTCCAAATCTGGATTTCAGTAAACCAAAATGTGGCGTATTATATTTCCAAACCATACGAGGTGAAATGTAGGAATAGTCTCCACCAGGAATTGTTGAATTGTTATCAGCGAGCTCTTTGGAAACATTGAAATCAATCTCTTGATAGAGATCGCCTTCAATTCTGTAAGTATACTGACTTTTCGCTTCAATTTTGTGAATATCATATTTTGTACCTTCAGAAGTAAGAAACGCGCCCCAAGTCCAAGGCATTGTCAGGCGACGGAAATAATCGGTATTAAAAAATTCTGATCTTATAGAATACCCAACACTTTTAAAAGCCCAATAAATAATCCAGTACGGCGAAATACTGGGTTTCATATTCTCAACAGAATAAATGCGATCATCCCCGCCTTCAAAATCTAAAGGAACGGCATATTTTACCGGAGCAAAAACAAAAGGCATATTTTCATTTCTGCCATCATAAGCCCACGAATCAATAATGTTTTGCTTCGTAAAATCGAGACTTATATGCTTCAGTAAATCGTAAAGTGTAGTATCATTCAAAGCCAGAATCCAATCAGAATTCCCACCGAATGCATTTATTTTAAATCCTGTTACTCGACCATGCTGTTTTTTTGCTCCTTTTGTAATTGCTTTACCTGAAAAAACCTCATCACCATAAGCGAGAATTCGCAACGGCTTTATATTTTTGCTTTTTTGATCTGCAGAAACATCGACAACAGCGTTGGTTCCAAACGAATTTAAAATCTGTTGGTTTCTGAGTGTGCCAGGAAGATTAATATCTAACGCTTCACTCCCTTTCTTTTTCTGAAAATCAGAAGCATCTTCAAAAGCATAATCAATGGTTACAGGAAAATCACCAGATGCAATATCATAATCCAACTCTTCTTCCTCCAGATAAATTTTTAAATCTTTCATCGGAAATTAATTCTTTGATTAGACAATTGACCTTTCACCTGAATTTGGAATTCAAAAATATCTTTGGCTTTCTGCGGTATTTTGCATTCCTGAATTAAAAAAGGAACGTAGTTTTTTTGAAGTGAGTTTTGGAAACCATTCTCAATATCATACTCAATAAAATGCATCGGCGAATTGGCGAAATCTTTTATATATGATAATTCACTTTCAAGATAAAAAGAGGTTTCCAGTTCAAACTGATCTTCGGTAGTAATATTCTGACGATAACGGCCGCCTTTGGTAACGTCAAAGTTTCTCGACTGTGGTTTTTCCCATACTCCCGATTTTGATTCCTGCATTCTTTCCAGATGACGGAAATTCAAAGCATCTAACTGACCCATGGAATTCACAAAATGAATTCTGATATCACAACAGCATTCTTTTTTATTCAGCCGGGAGGTCATTATAACTTCATTGTTTTCATCGATTGCCTGAACCTTCCACTCTTCAACATCGGGGAAATAGACTTCTGGAAAGAAATCTTTAAGATTGGTTGCACCTTCTGGTAATTGTTGTACTTTTTTCATTAATCAAATTGCATTTGTAGATAATTGGTGAAAACTTGTAGTGGATCAGCGGTATGATAGATTTGAAATTCGTGGATAATCTGCGCAGTGCCGACTTCTTCAATTTCACTATCGGAATTAAATTGAGTCAGCTGTGAGGGCATCACTTCTGTACTGGAGTAATTAGATTCTGTGACAACGGTATTATTGTACCTCCAGGAATTATAATCAAATAATTCTGTAAATTTTATCCTTAATTCGGATGCAATCATGCCTTTGCTTTCATAGAAATTTTTAATAGTCATGCCTAAATCGATAGAATAAAAAGTTATAAAACGATCCGGTTCTCCAATTATAGGCCTAACTCTGGTAGAATACAAGCCACCAGTTGCAACGACATTATCAAAATCTTCCAAGGTTATTGTTCCAGGTGCTGGAGTTGTATCCTTGATTTCGTAAATCAGTATATTTGATTCTGCGAAATTTGCTTTACTATCGGTAACAATAGCCTTGTATTGATATTTACCAACAGTCAATGTGTTAATATCAAAAATGTTTGTAGCTAATTCTCCCAAAGAGATCCAACCAGCATTATTTGTATTGCTGAATAATTCAACTTTTTCAATGTCACTATCTGGATCCTCGGGATAGGTTTTTATTTTAATTGGAACAAATGCTCCAAATTTTAAATCAAAAACTTTTGGAGTTATCGTTTCTGAACTATCATTAGTCAGCCATTTTATGTTGATAGTCGGGGGATTAGAAACTTCGTTTATATCATCAGCCCAAACAATCTCTCTTTCATATTCCTGGAAATCAGTTGAGCCTTTTAATTTTGCAAATAATTTCACCTTTCTGATATCCTTATCACTCAAAAAAGGAAAGTATGAACTTTGATCAGCTGTGAGGAAATTTATTTTATTTCTTCTTGTTAGCGGAATGGCTTCATTATTCCAATCATTGGTTTTAAATGAGCTACACAGTGAAATTATATCCTGATTTTCTTCATTCTGAATCAAAATATTTAATGCAAAAAACTTATTTGACGACACCCCTTGACCAGTGCTCGGTAATGTATCATCAGTCCCTGGAATGGGTGGCGTTTGTTCAAATTCATTAAGACCACTTGCATTTAGTTTTGAAGTTCGCAACTTAACAACAATGTCAACTAATGATGAGTTATTAATTTCGATTTTATTACCATCGATTGGTGGGATGAAATACGTTAATCTTTCCTGAACTGCATCCTGAATATCAAAAGTATATTTACCTTCCTTGTCCGCCTTTGAACTGAAAAAGGTCCGGTAATACACCGAATTAATATATACATCGCAAAGGACTAACGTTGGAACTCCACCGGTTGATGTTGTTGCGGTACATGCAATGACCATCGGTTTATAAGCAGATAGTATTTGATTGGCAGTCGGTTGTTGGGTTATGATTGCTGGCATTATATGATTTCAGATTTTTGTTTAGCGACTTCAAATTCAAATATTTTATCGGTTTTTCCGTCGATGATTTTATCAATGATCTTTTCGGCCTTTTCCCAGGACAATGAGATAAATTTTTTCCTTTCACCTGTGTTGGAAAACTGTGAAGATGCAGCGGTTGACATTCCTTCTTTTTTATGTTTTCTTGCGGTTAAGAAAGCCGCTTCTTGCGCTTGAATGGGTGGTAAACCTCTTAGTAAAAAATATTTCTTTAAATCATCTACAGAAGGTAGTTTGCTACTTCTTGGACTTAATCCCTGATCCAAACTAATAGAATAATCCAAGGCGAAACCGCGTAAAACATATTTCCGATTCATTTTTTCAACCCGGAAAGAATTGTTTATAGATGCCTCCAATGATCCAGTCAAGTAATGACCTTGATCCCTTAATTCTTGGGTGAGAATCTTGTTTAGTTTTTCGCCCGCTTCTTTTAAAATGATCTCGCCGTTCATAAATAATTAAGTTTTTGATAAGAAACTTCTAACTCCATTAATGCAGGTTTTAGATTCCGGAAACTTGACAGAACATTATTGAGGCACAAAGGACAATTGCTCGCTTCTTTGTGAGGCTCTATGTAAGTAAACCAGATCTTAGAAAGTAAGATCATGTGCTCATCCATATTATTTGCTTTGGCATTTTTGATCGGGTCAGCCTCAGTAAGTAATCTTTCACTTCTGATTCTGTCCGGAATCTGCATAGCCAAGGTTTTTAAATAACTCATCAGTGTTGGTGTTGTGGGTGAATATCGTCGGTGCTTAATAAAATTGAAAGAGAATCTTTATCGAGGTGCTGATACTCGCTGTTTTGACAATTAGTATTTTCAATCACCTTCATGTCAAATGAAATGGCAACTCCTGAAAGTTTTGAAGTTCCCAGATAAGAAAACCGCTCTACCATATCCAGCGATGTTGAGAAAAGTCGAGGTGTTAATTTTGAAACTTTATCAAGAATATTGATAAAATTCAAGGCGCATTCCCGCATATCTTTCCAATCGTAAATGATCGGATGACCAGTTGTATTATTGGCCAAAGAATATTTAATGCCAAATGATCCGTTCCCTTGTTGAACCACGAAAACCATTTTCATTTTATATTCTGTGCCTCTTTCTTTAGGAAAATCTATTGGTGGAAATAAAGCAACCAAAGGATATTTCTTTGGTTTTAAAGTATTGATAATGTAGTCGCCGACTTTCTCATCATCAAGGCTGGAGCCGTACCCAGTTGCGATAGAAAACCGTCCGCCGATTACAGCGGATTGTGAGAATATGTTTTGAAATAGCGTATAAATATTAAGTTCATTCATTGCTCTGGTCTTTTTTTGTTATGAAGGCTCGTCATGTGAAAGCCTTTGCAGAACCGGCAGAAATAAACCCGTTTCGGGATTTTCTTTCGGTGGCTGGTTCGTTTTATTTTATTGACTTCTGTTTTGGCTGCGCGCCAACTTTGATAGATGACTTTTCCACCGCATTTTTCCCCATCCATATCATCGCTTCCAAAGATTCATCGGACATTTTTCTTCTTTGACCAAACTCTTTTCGTAGATCGGACAGCCACAGAACTTGCAGGCTTTCTTTTTTTCTTCCAATGCTTCATTCGGTAGTATTTTGGTGAAAGTAGTTTCCACAGCAAAAGGACAGGTTTCGCAAACCGCCATTCTTTCAGCAGAAAGTTTCTTCTGCTTTTCGGATGCATAGATCAGTGAACTGAACCATCCTTTTGCTATGTGGAAAATATTAATCATTATCGCATCCAGAAATAAACTCCCAAACCTCCGAATGCCATACACGCCAAAGCCACGGTGATAATCACACCGCAGCCAATTGCTATATTTTTGTTCTCTTTTGTCATCACCTTCTTTTTAAATTGGGATTCACATTTTTACCGTTTGATTTGGTCGTTTTCGCCGCTTCTCGGTTCATCTCATCTACCAATTTGTCTTGAATCGGTTTCATCAACACATTCCATCGCTCTCCCATTTCTTCGACTTGAAACATCAAGGCTGTATATTCATTGATCGTTAGTCCTAAATCTTTTGCCGACATTCCCGGAAGATTATTAAGAATATGCGACATTTCGTAAAGGGAAAGATCTTCAACGCTCATCGACTTCAACACATCGTTGTAATCTTTGATGTTGATATTCAAGTCATGCAATGATTTTGCATTGAACATGGCGAACGAATGGGCGATCACGTCCTCAATTATTTGATCTTTAGGAAAAGTGGTTTTCTTTAACTGCTTTTCGAATTCGGCTCTGAAATCTTTTTGATCCATACTTTTTTAGTTTTGGGTTTATAATTATTTTTTGAAAGTCTGTTTTTTAAATAAGTCGCTGCGAACTCTTCTCGCTGTTGTTTTGATAATTTCATTTTTAAAAAAAACCGGCTTAACTATGACGAAAAACCGGGAAAACTAATAACCATGAATGCACGTCTTTCCGTGCTGTCAACTTTTGCAGGTGTGGAAAAGATTGGACTCGAACCAATGACCCGGGATATTAAATATCCACTCATTCTAACCAACTGAACTACTTTCCCATTTTAAAACAATCCGAACCGAGATGATTCGGATTGTTGATTTTATAAGTCGTTATATTCTTTAGGACCAGACCTTTCGATCTTTCAGATCATGAATCTTGGGGACCTTAGGTTGTCTCTTCTTCAGATACGGTGTAGTTTTGTTTATAAAGTGGGCCAACATTTCTGCATCTTCTTTAAATAGTGAAACCGATTGCGTTTTTTCTCCATCTTCCGAAGTCAGCGATAACAATAATTTTTGGGTACCGTCATCAGTCTTGTGAATTTTGACCTCTCCTTTCATGTCGAACGTATCACAGAAAACTTGATACTGGCTGGTGGGTTGTGCTGCTTTTTGCATTGTGAAGATTTTTACCAATTGAACTTCTTGATCGTTTACCATTTTACTCGAGACGAACTCGGTTTTTGAATTTTCCTTCGTGTCGGGAATGGTTGCCCCGGCCCACGTGAAAGAAGTAATTAATACTCCTATCATTAAAAAGGAAGCTAGTCGCTTCATGATTTCTTATTGTGCATTGGAATTTCAAAAACATGAAATACCAATCCTTTTTCATTTAATTGATAAGTCCCAATAAAAGTATGTAATACACATGGGTGTAATTCTTTACCAGTTCCTACGATCATAAATTTTCTTTTTATTTTTGGTTGATCCGTGTCAACCATTACCCAAATACAAGGAATTCCATTTTGCAATTGCATTGACAGTATTTCGGCACCTTCTGGGATACTTAGTTCATTAAACTCGTAGGGAATAGTGTATTTGTGAATTGTTGTCATTTCTTACTTTCGTAGTATTCGTTAATATTTTCGTCAAAATCTTTCTGGTGACTCGACCAGATCAAGATGTCATAAGCCTTGGTTTCTTTGATGTTGTCTAAATTGCTTTGTCCGTTACTCTTGTAAAAAACGCTCGCATTTTCAGCAACGTAAATCATGAAACTCATCCAGCCCCATTTTTCAAAATGCTTTGTTAAATTGGGTCCGTTACTTCCTTTTGATTTCCCGAAAACAGAGAACTTTGAAGAAAGGCAATCATCGAACTTTGCAAAAAAAAAGCGATATCTAAAACAATATCCATAGGCAAGTCTGCCATCATCTTTAATCTTTCGCTTTGTTCGAACTCTTCACTCAACCAACTTTCGTCTAACTTTTCATCTACTTTCCGGAAATAAACAACGGCCAATCTTTGAAGCGCTTCGAACTTTCCGGCTGCAAAGTTTTTCATATCGTTGGTGATCACTTTGCCAAGAATCAATTCATTGAAAGTCATTGTATTTTCAAAAGTCATTTGCGGGCTTGCTATGGTCCACAGTTCGTTTTTAAAATGATAATTCTCGTACAAGGTTCTTTCTTCTTGTGGTTGAAAAATCGGAGCGAGAGCATTGTCGAAAATCGAAAATACATGAGTGATATCCGTTTTGTAAATTTCTTCCAAAGGAATCCCGGTAAAGAATGAAACCGACTTACAAGCCATATCCATTTTGATTTCAAAGAACTCTAATTCATTATCCGGATCCGCTTTGCTTAGAAATGTTTCTAAATCTTTTCCGTATTGCAATTGAAAATCAATAACCTGCTTCAAGGTTATTTCGCTCAATGAAGCAGGACAATTGTAGGATTTACCGTTATGATTGATTTTCATTGGCTCCGTCTCCAGCGTTGGGAATATCATTACCTTCTGAGCCTTCACCTTCTGAATCTTCTGATCCTTGGTTTTCTAATTCTCGAATTTTGGCGGCTTTTTCTTCATCCAGTTTGGCTTTATCTTCCATGGCTTCTTTGATTTCTCGGATTAGTTTCAGAGTAACGTTTTGCTTGGTCGGATCAGGAACGGTTATTCCGGATAACTTCGCAACTCCCAAAAGTTCTTCTCTCGTCAATGCTTCCTGAAGTTCTTTTTCGTCACGGCCAAAGAATCCAGCATGCAGTTCTGTTACTTTCTGCTTAAAGGCCTCTTTTTCATCCGTTGGAACATCAACCTTTGCCGGAACTTGTTCTTTTTCCAATTCACCAAGATCTAAACCCATGAAGGTTTTAGCAGGTTGAACGGAATTTGTAGAATCAACAGTACCGGTTACCTCTCCAGCAAATCCACCGACGTGCTTCAATCCATTGATCAAGGTTTGCATTGTATTAGCAACACGAAGGCCTAACATGGCTTCGCTTTTCAACTCTTCCAGGGCGTAGTCTTTTGCTTCTTCAAGAATTGCTACGGCTTTTTGAACGTTTTCATTTTTCATTGACTTTGTTTTTTTTGGTTAGAATTAGGTATAATTCAATTGTTTAGAATTGTAAATTTATTAAATAATCTTGTATATTATACAATTATTTTAATTTAAAAAATCAAGAAGATCATTAAGTCGCTCTTCATCGTCGGAATCGTAAGATTGTGATATTGCCACATTACTTCCAGAAGTGTCGTTTTCATCGAAATCAAACCACTCGCGCATCATGAAAGCATCCATAACATCGGGTGATTGACCATCAAGAAAGTTTTTCATTTCAACTTTTGGGATGACGCACAATTTCCCATCTTTATCAATATTTCCACGCTTAACAGCTTTTCTTTCCCAAAGTAAACGTTCACGCAAAGTCATTGTAGCATCATACTTTTTGTTGGCTGCAAATTCAGTTACAAAGTATTCGCCACGAGATACAGCGTCACCCGAATGATAAAAGCATTGAGATTTAAGGTGATTGTAATTTTCTTTTTCGCCAGATTCGTTGTTTGGTAACACCGTTCCACCATTTCGGAATTCCTGAGCGCCTTCGATAAATCCATCTACGAACTGACCAACGCCGTCGTTATCAAAAAGAATGTTGGAGAAAGGAACAGAGTAAGCAAATGCATATTCTTTGATTTTGTCGATCACCTGCTTACCGTTTGATTTTCCCATGACGTGGAAATCAACTAACCTTTTCCCAGACCAAACGAAAATAATAAACTTATCAGAACCTTTCAGCGCGATATCGGTGGTGATGAATTTTTGACCTTCTGGAACGTAGGAGTTCGTGAAAATATCATTGAATTTTTTGAAATCATAGATGTCATTTCCTTTGCTGGAGATCTTCCAGTTCCCACCCAAAAGGCGAACCTTCTCATCTTCTGAAAGTAGATTCAAGTTACCCAAATAACCAGGATTGATTTTTAAAAGTTCTTTGTTATCGTAGATGGAACCGCCGATGAAAGTAAATGATTTGATGAAGTCATTCGGCTGAACTAATCCGCCTGACGCTTCAACTTGAAGATCAATAAAAGCCTTGCACTTTTGATACACCTCATCGGGTGTGGAACCCCAAACAAACTTATCATTTTCAGAAGCGAAATAGCGAACCACGCCTTGACGTTCAAGAATAGGGAAACCGTAATTAGGGGAATTAGGATCCTGTTCAATATACCACTCTACCAAATCGGCAACCCAAGAATCAGGGTCGGGATTGCACGTTGCACGAATGTAAGGTTTTACGCCACACGTGGAACGGTTACGCGAAAGCATGTATAGAAACATTGATTTCGTGAAGTGTGTGAGCTCGTCGAACATGATGAGTGGGATTTCTGAACCCTGCCAATCGTACTTATTGCTCTCGTGCTCCATGTGGGAAAACTTGATCTTAGGACCTTTCTCAAATTTCCATTCGAGGGTATTTTCCCTCGGTTTTGCTCCACTTATTTTTCGGTACAATTTACCGGAGGCATCCCATAAACCGCCCTCCGTTCTAATCATTGGAGTGGTACGACGAAAACAAACGGCACCGAAACCTTTCACGTGAATATGCCGAATAGGTTCCAGAAGTAAAGAGAAGGTTTTACCCACACCAGCAGCACCACCGCCCACCACAATGTCAGCGAATGAAGATAGGGCTTTCATTTGGTAACCATCTTGAGGTCTAATGTAGTCTACTGCTGACAATTATATAATTTTTGCGGGATTTTGTATATAAATTAACGGCTATTGTTGTTTTAATTCTTCGTTGTTAAAATCGAAATAAAAATTTTGCAGGTGGTGAACATATTTTAATTCAACACGAAAACCATTTCCTACTTCAAAGGTTAATTCTGTACATTTTAAATTGTCTTTAAAAAGCAACTCACCTATAACGAGCCCCCACGGAAATCTTTTAAACCCAAACTTCAACAACCATTCTTCTGTGACAGGAACCGCTTTGATGCATTTTTGAAGAGTAGAATAAGTTAGAATATCAATCAGTAATCTTTTATCAATAACATGAGTGCCTTTTTTATATCCGAAATCATGAAAACCCGTGTCCACATGTATAATATTTCCTAGCCTTAATTCTTCTATTTTCATAATTTATCTATTATTTTCTGGAATTTGAAATATTGAAACTTGGGTTGAGTTTTCTGGGAGTGGATTATCTGGATCGTTGGAATGAATGAATCTTTTCGCTGGATAAAGATTTTCAAGTTTCGACATTTCCTTTTTCACCGCTAAGATGGTTCTGATTCCGGCAGGCGTTTTTTTATTCGCTGCTGACATTCCAGTAAGAATTTCTTTGAGTTCATCAATTCGGGCGTGTCGCTTGCTTTCAATATTTTCATCGGCTTCTGGCTTCCATCGGTTAAAAGCCTCGTTAATGTATCGGCGCGCTTGTCTGTTTTCAACTTTGAAAGTGTCTTTTACTTTTTTTAAAAGTTTGTAAGTTGGCATACCGGAAATAATCCAACCCATAACGGATTGAATTCTCTTTTCTTTTTCAAGTGTCGAGGCTTTTGACATGGTGAATTAAATAACTGTCTGATTAAATAAATTAATTTCGGTTTTGATCTTATTTTCAATTCTTTCTTTTCCTGCTAAAAAATATTCTTCATCTATTTCTGTAGCAATGCCGTGAAAAGTTTTATCCGGGTTTTGATTTTGAAGATTGATAACGGCTTCCATACACGACATAGAACCAGCGAAAAAATCGGCGATTACTATTTCCTTCTTATCTTTCGGAAGTACCAAATTTAAAAGACGCTCCAATAATCGTACGGGTTTTTGGGTTGGATGGATTGAAGTGTAGTGTTCTCTCTTTAGCTTAATTATACTTTTTTCATTCATCCCGTCAATTATTGCCTGTGCGGTTGAAATGCATCTATTTACTCTTTTTCTTCCTGAAGTTATAGTTGTTGACGAATCATAATCGCCATCAAAGGAAATTTCACCATCATTAAAATATTTTAGAAGCGCTTCAAAATGTTTTTTATTTCCGAAGGAACTATTGATCCGGCTTACATCAGTTTTAATTGCTCCAATATCAAAGGATCTCATTTCTAAATAAGGAACTTTAACTTTAGAAATAGAGCCATTTCCTTTTGAGAAAATTGAAATAGTTTCATGAATTCTTGTAATGGCCATTAGAGGACTGCTGCCATAAGATTTATTCCAGATTATTTCTTCTTTGAAGGTATATCCAAGATATTCCAAAATTGTATTCCAACGGTAAAAAGAAGTCCCACGCCCGAACATTATAATAAAACCATCTTTTGTCAAAAGTCTTTTGCATTCAGAAAAGAATTTCAACTCATCAAAAACCCTTTCGAGCTTCTGGTTTTTCAGATATAAATACGGTAGATCAATGCAAATAACATCTACACTTTCATCTGAAAGGGTTTTCATTATTTCTAAATTATCTGCATGGTGGAGTTGAATTCTTTCGAGCATGGTACAAAAATATAAATTAAAAGTTGTATATCATACAATTTCAATGGAATAAAAAAAACAAGCGGTTACTGCGAATTAGAATAAAGAGTTGACCTCAATAAGTTTTCATAAGCATAATAGATTTTATTCCATAGTTTTTGCGGCTTCAGAAGATCTTTATGAATGAATTTCCCGTCTTTTATTTTTGTTACGGTTAAATCTTCATTGATGTAAACTAAGCCTGCATACTCCGGAACTTCGCCTTTGGAAATCAATCCAGCAGGAACGGCGTAAAAGAATTTATTAGGTAATCTTTCATTTGAAACTCTTCTAAAATCTATCATGGAATACGGGTTGAATTTTAATCGAATGGACCACTCGTTATATCTTTTTTGCCGATAGTCCTGATATTCTTCTGCAATGACCAATTCGGGAAAGTTTTTGCAGAATTCCCAAGATGGGTCATAATTCGTTCTCATGCCTTTCTTATCCATGAAGTATTCATTCCCTTTATCGTTTTCCGCATGTATTTGATGTTTTATTTTCTTAAAATCAGCCTTAAAGTCTGAACGGCTTATTTTTATTTCAAATTCATAACAGTATCCTGATGGAAGAAACGTTAAAAAATCGCTTTCATTTTCGAAATAAAAAGCATTTGCAAACTTAAATTGGTGTGATGAAAATTTAGTGTATAATGCTTTTTGAATTATTTTTTCTGTCATTTTTTTATTTTACTATTTCCTTGAGATCACTTTCAATATCCAAATAATTATCGTTTATTTTTTTAATGGTCTTGGTAAATGCTTCCAGTTTTTACCATCGGTGATACTTTGAATTGTGCTTTTATTGACATTGGGAAAAAAATATCTTTGTAATAAAACTTTACCAAGTCCAGTTTCGTGATGTTTTGCAATAATATTTTTTGCGGTTTCTTCTGAAACAACGCAAACGCTGGTATTTAAGCCGGTAGAAAATGCATGTAAAATATTTTCACTTCTAGTACACCACTCTAAATTTTCACCACGGTTATCTGTCTTAATTCCGTTAATATGGTTGATGTCTAGTAATTTAAAATTTTCTTCTGAATGAAATGCTATTCCAATAATTCTGTGAACATATTGTGTTTTTCTTTTCATTGATACAACCAAATAACCTGTTTTGGCAACTGACTGTTTCATTATTTTTTCAGGAGTATTGTAATATACATTACCATTCCACTTTGGTTTTGACAATGCTTTTAAGCGTCCTAAATTCGACGCTAAATATCCATCAAAACCATTGATGTCTTTCCAGATTTCATTAGGTAAACTTTTTAAATTAGTGTTTTGCCAAAAAGGAATATTGGCTACATTTGCAGTAGTTTTCATAATAAGTTACATTTATTTTGATTATTAGAAACCGTATCATGTTGTCGCATGGTGCGGTTTTGCTTTTCAAATATACAAATTATTCCATTCAAATCCTTCTCAAAATCGGTATAATTCAAAACGGTATATCGCAAAACTTTCCAACCAGCAATTTGGCAAAGATTATATTTTTCACAATCAGTACTGAATCCCTGAATGGTTGTATGTCTGCTTTTTTCAGAAATGATTCCTTCGAACTCAATTCCCAACATCAGTTCCGGGATCGCCCAATCAAATCGAAATTTTCTTTTTTGATCAAACTGCAGTTCCTCTACGAAATGCAGACCACTCGATTTTAGAACCTGAATGATGTGCAGTTTGTATTTCCCAATTGATTTTGGAATGATCACCTTATTTTTCGGTACCGGAGGAATGTGAATTGATTTCACTTTGCCCTGGAGTTTATTTAAATCGGCTTTTGTCCAACTCATTATTTATTTCTGTTTATTAACCGACCTCACCAGTACCAAAATTTACAATCATACCCCAATGACCACCGCCCCAAGATATATTGTTTGGATATTCGCATTCGTAGCCATTTTCTTGACACCTTTCGCATTCGTCATCTTCACATCTCCCACATTCTTCTTCTATTGGTTGTAAAATATCTTCAAAATCAAATTCATCTGAGGTTACGTCTGTTTTACTGTCAATTAAAATCAACCAATGATAAGGGCGATTGTTTATTGTTCCTAGGTAAACTAATTGTAATCCATCGCCAAGAACATTTTCGCATAAATAAGGGCAATATTCTGGATATTTTTGACCCCATAAACTTGGAGTTCTTGGTGCAGTTTCTTTGGCAATCCAATCTTCAATAGAGAGCCCAGCCACAAACACGGGTTTTGTCGCAGACGAACTCTCGTTACGTAACGTCGTTTCTTTTTCCATTGTTCTTTTTGTTTTTGATTGTTAAATTTTATATGACCCAAGTTGACCTAGCGGCGTAGGCTCTCACCCTTCAATTCGATGATATTAAACATCTCAAACAAACGATCGTAAACCCTTTCACCGTACTTGTTTGAAAGTGCTTCGAGGGTTTCATCAACCGAGGTTCCGGAGTAGTTGAGACTGATGAGTGTTCGGGCACCAGAAGTGTATCTCATCTCCAAAATGTCCTTGAAAATTTCGATTTTACCGTAATTTGAGGCGGTATTCTCGGTCATGATGTCATCAAAATACTTAAATCCGACTTTGTAACGGTTCCAAAATGCTTCTTTCTCAGAGTGGTCTAAAATCGATTCAAATTTTTTAACGATGTCATTAGCCGTAAAATATCCAAACCCCAATTTATACCGTCCCAAAAATTGATCTGTGCCGTTTTTGTCGATTACTTTGATCGGATGATTGTTTGCGTTGGCGAAAATTTGATAAAAAGTTTTTAAAATGCAAGTCTTACCCGTTCCGTAAGATCCAATGATCATTAGCCCTTTTTTTAGATTGGGATTTGATTTATTGTTGAGAAGCGGGGATTTATAAAACCCGTCTTTTTCGAGGAAATAAGCACAGAGTGTTCTGGCTAATTTTCGACCTTCACCGTTATTGCAATTTTCGTCAAAGTCTTTACCGTTGAAAAATTTAAAACCTTCTTTGAAAACTGCGTAGAGATTATCAACGGGGATTGGGTGAAGATCCGGAAGGATTATTTCTTCTTTTTTCGGTAAAGAATTGAGATGATTTTGAAAGTTTTTTTGATATTCTTCGTAATCTTCTTCATATTTTTTTGCAATCGGATGATCAGGTTTTATAGCTTGAAGCATTTTGATTGCAGAACTTTTTGCGGGCGGAATTAACTTATCGCCTTTTTGCTCTTTGGAGGTTTGCATGTGGTTGATTTTGATTTTGAGGTTTTAGGGATTTTGCGTGCACGTTTGACCGGAGCCAAAATTCAAAGTTTTTTGAAAGATCGGTTTCGTTTTTCCACGTATTTTCGGAATGCCTGGCTTTAAATTCTGAAAACTCGGAGATGCAGGTATGAATTCTTTCTTTTGAAACTTTGAACATCATTGCCCATTGATCGATAGAAATTTGTTTTGAAAGCAAAATTTGTTGAGTTGATGAAGATGAAAAACCGGGGCTTTCTTCTACTTTCTTTACTTTACTTTCATTTACTTTACTTTCATCTACTTTACTTTCATCTACTTTACTTTGTGTACTAATGTTTACATTAACTACATCTTTAGCGGGGTTAATGTTTACATTAACTCCTTCAATTAGTAAATATTTAGAAAATTTGACATCTTTTCTTCTTTTTACAGCTTCAAAGAATCGTTTTTGGATTCCGTTGGAGGTTAAAACTTTATGTTCACAAAATAGAGACTCATCAAAGAACCCATATTTCACAAGCTTAATTACAACCTCTTCTATTAATCCGGCAGACAAGCCACCAAGTCGGGCCATTTTGTTTTTAAGTAGTTCAGACCACTCCACGAAATATCCATTCTTGTATATTTCACAAAGAAGCCTCAACGCGATTATTTCACCTTTCACAGCGAACTCCCCCGAGATGGCCAATATCTTTTCGTCTTCAAAGAAATCAACGTCCAAAGGGAAATAATCTAATCCTGTTTTTTGCGGTCTTGCCATTTTTACTTTATTTAAATTTTATACACCTGTTTCGAAAGAGAAACCATTTGCTTCCAGTGGATCGATTTCGCCGTTCTTAATCATTTCGTCATATTCTGCTTGCAGGATTGGTTCGGCTTCTTTCCAGCATTCAGGGCAATAGTGATTGTCGCCCGCATCCTGAATCATTTCTTCAAAGTTTGATCTACCTGAACACCAGATACACTCTTCCAGATGATTATCCGGCTCCCAGAAAGAAAGTTTCCCTTTCACGTTGAGAATTGGATTTTTGTAGAGGATTGGATTGGCGAGAACCCAGTTCCATATACATTGATTACCTAATTGTTCAGGAAGTTCAGTTTCTTCCGCCCAAATGCTCGAATGATTAATTACGCAATCCACGATTTCAACTTCTCCGATGATGGCCGAAACTGGTAAGTCTGAAAATTTATCAAAACCATTTTCTAGGAATATCTTTTGTGCGATTACATATTGTTCTTCGGTTAAAACCCGTAGTCCATTCAAAACTTTGGTTCCTGAAGCATGAATATAAATCCGACCTCTGAAATTGGTTTTCCAGGTTCGGTTTTCGATGTCTTTTATGCCGTGAGCGATTAGTGAAGCCCAAGGCTGTTTTATTGATAGTGCTTTCATATTAATTTGTTTTTGTTCTTTCCCAGTCGATATTTAAATTAGATCTGTTCCTATATGAGACTTGCATTTCTTCAGCTTCAAGCTCAGCAATTGCTTCTTCACAATCATCCGAATTTGAATAATCAAACATTCCGAAAATATAGCTGTCAGGACCTTTTACATTTTCCTCTAAATCTAAAATTGAATAAACAGGACATTCTTTCAAATCTTTATAAGCCTCATGTTTATTAAAATATGCACCTCTTTTTACTTCATCAGAAATAAGATCTTCATCTTCTTTTACATCTAAACTCCTCGAACAAATAATATATCTATCACTTTTTGCCATCACAGTCATCGGTAAACTTTCACCGATAAAATATACCCCCTGATTAATTTTAATTTTACCCATCATTCTATTTTTTAAAAACATTCATAATACTATCTACTACACTTACCGGAACAATATCATCAGCACCCGTCACAGCGTCCGCGATTTTCTTTTTCTCCATGATCAACTCATACAGCCAATTATCGATTGTATTTTCGCCCAAAAGCGACGTACAGCGAACTGATTCTGGTTGTCCCATTCTGTGGCATCGGTCTTCACACTGTTCTAAGTCTGCAAATGTCCAGGGCAATTCCAGAAATAAAACTTCTGAACTGGCGGTTAAAGTCAAACCAACTCCTGCAGCTCTATGAGATCCGATGATGATATTGGTCTTTTCGCTTTTTTGGAAGGAATCCACGGAATTCTGTTTTTGAATTTCATTTTCAGATCCGGTAACTCGTACCGCTTGTGGATAAATTTCACAAAGCAGATCGACCACAATTCGATGTCGGCAGAATACCACGATCTTTTGTCCAGAATCTACGATCTCGTCAATGTATTCTCTGGCCGCTTCAATCTTTCCTTTGGCAGAAAGTTGCAGCAACATGGTGATTTGTACGATAACCGCCGACCGCAATTTCTTAGCAATCTCTTTATCTGTAAAATCATTATCCACCAGAAAAGCCCGGAAATTATTTTCCGCTTTGGAATATTCTTTTTGAATATCAGGGTCCAGACTGCAGAAAATTGTTTGTCTCATTTTCGCTGGAAGATCTTTTAAAACCTCATGTTTTTCACGTCGGAAAAAACAGTTTTTGTTGAGTAAGAAATTAAGTTCTTTTAAGTTGGATGATCCAGAACCACCTTCGCAATACCTCGCTTTAAAACCATTGAGTCCACCGAATTTTTTAAGACGGGAAATAATACCCAATTGCGCTAATAAATCCGATGGTTTGTTGACCACAGGCGTTCCGGTTAATCCGATGATGTAGTTCTTTCCACGTGTTACCCGAAGTGCAATTTTTGAGCGCTGAGACTCCATGTTTTTGAGTTTATGAATTTCATCAATGATCACCGATTTAAAGCGGTCGATTCGTGGGTCCATTTCAATATCAGCAGAAGTTTTTAAGTCTGCTTTGTTTGGATATTTTCGAACAAAATACTTTCTCAAGCTTTCGGGATTGGTAATAAATACATCAGCTTCACCAATTTCGTAATACACATGCCAGGAAGTTTTTATTTTGTCATTCAAAACAATTGCTTTCCGGCCAGTCCACTGTTCAAATTCCCGCAACCAGTTTATTTTTAAAGCAGACGGACAGATCACCAAGGCAGGAAATACGTCTTCACCTTTAATGGCAGCACCTTCTAAGGTGGCAATACTTTGGAGGGTTTTCCCGAGTCCCGGCATGTCTCCGTTGATATACTTTTTCAATTGAATACCGCGTGCAACTCCCTTCTTTTGATAGTCTCGCATTTCACCCATTAAGAGTGGAATATGAAAATCAAGATCCGGAAGCGGTGAAATAACATCAACTTCTTCTGGCAGTTGTTCCCCGATTTTAATGTGGGAGGCTTTGCAAATTTTTCCAAGCGTGTACACTTCTTTTATGAAGTTGGCCGGGACGATGTATGCTTTTTTCTCCCAATTAAATTTGGCGACAGAAACATAGTTTCGAAAGGTGATAGAACTGTTGTCTTTTTTAAATTCGAAAGGTTTTTCTATGGTGTCCCATTGGTTTTTTGGAACCAAGAAATATCCTATTTCGGTTGGGTGCGAGATATATTTCCCATCAAAAATACTGGTGGTCCATTCGATCACTTTCACGATCGACTTGATCATGTTGGTATGGTAATCTTTGAACCGTCCAAAATCTACTTTGAGGTGAAATTCGTTTGTAAATTCTACTACTTGCATTTTAGAAATGTTTTTTTAAGATTTTGAAATCGCTCGGAATCAAAAGCTTTTGCCCTTTGTGCGAGTTTGGTTTTGTAGAGGAAACCATAAGTTTTAAGAAATTGATTAATTGTTTCATCTTGATGTTGTTTTTTAAATTCCTCGATCACTTCCACGGCTTCCAATATTGAAAGTTTTCCTTCTGATTTTTCAATCTCCTGGAAGATTGGTTTTAGAAGCCGGAGAAGTTCTTGAGTGGTCATTTATTTATCTTTCAATTACAACTATTTCCGCATTGATTGCAGTTCTCTCAAAATCCTCTTGCATATCTTCACGATGAATAACTGTGAACAGTTCAAGGGTTTCTACCAACTGTTTTGGCCTTTCTTTATCTACAAATCCTTTTGGTAAAAGCAAGATCGCCAGTCCACCGTTTTCAAGTAAATCATATAAGAGTTTGAAAAATTGAGTTAATTCTTTGATTTCATACGGAGGATTAGCCACGATATTCATCCATTTAGGATCTTGATTCATGTAAGAATTAATATCTTTTTGTTCGCTTAAACACCCTGTAAACTCCGAGTACATTTTTAGAATTTCAGAATTATTGTCAATTCCTTTTACCAAAAATCCTTTCTCAGTTAATGGTTTTGTAAGCATTCCAAATCCACAACAAGCATCAAGAACATAAGGTTCTATACCAACTGTAGTAAAGTATTCATCTGCTAATTCTGCGATTCTTTCAGCTGTTGCTGGAGGTGTGAAAAATTGAGAGTTATAAACTCCAGCACGTTTCTGAAATTCAATATAGGTTTCATACATCCAATTGGGATTTTCTTCCGGATCCATATCGAAAGGAAGTTCACCGTGCTGTTTGAAATATGAGTAAATCTCAAATGGAGTTCCTGGCTCTGTATTTAAATGATTTTTGAAGTAAGAATTATTTAAAGAAAATTTCTTTTTGCGAGTAATTTTTTCAAAAGTTGGAAGATTGGATACATCAGTAGAAGGTTCAGATTCTACGTCTAAAATTTCCACACAAGCGGAACATAAATCATCTTCCACCCAATGACAAGCATGTCCTGTTTTTTCAATACACTGAATGCAATTATCATTTGTACATCCACAAACTCTACATATTTGTTCAGTATCAGTATTATCTGATTTTACATAACATGAATGACATAAGTCTCCTTTCCACATTGCAGGAACACTAAATTCTTCCAGGAAATCATCATCTGACTTTTTGCAACTAGCACAACGTTTTACAGTGTCGATTTTGCCGTCGATTTCATCCTGCAGCACTTTAATTCGTTGATCAGATTTTATGATTCTTTTTTCTGCGATCGCAGTTTGTTCGAGGGTGTATAATTCAATTTCGTTTGGAAAATAATGACCGAAAATTGAATGCATATATGCAGCACGATCATGTTTTTGGAAGTCTGCAATGTTTTCCGAAATTAAAGATCTTTGAATGTGGTGTCTTATTAATTTATTCAAAAATGAGTCGGAGAAAATTTTATCTAATTGATTATGTCGGTCATTATATCCTAGTTTTTGTCCGTACTCTTCCTCGATCCACTTATCATCCTGATAGGAAATGATTGAAAGTGCCAATGCTTTTTTCTCACAAAGTTCCAAAGTATCTGAATTGAGCATTTTGTTATTTCGCTCTTCGTTCTTTGTAATTTCTTTTAAAGCCCGGATATAAATTTTTTCCCGATCTAATTCAAGCGCTCTATCCGCTCGCGATTTAATATTAAAAATCTCGGTTTTTATATTTTCTTCCGGTGAACTGGTTACGCCTTTTTCCACGGAACGGCCTGTTAATGTAATCCAGATAATTTGCCATGAATATATATTAAAGGCTTGAATAGAATGTTTATTATCCTCAATCGATCCATTGTAATGATTCCATTTTAATACTGTTTTACCATTTGATGCAGCAACATTTCCTAAATGTTCCTCCGGTTCGCCATAATTACAAACCAATTGAATTCCGGGATTTTCATCAATTATTTTTTGAAGTTTATTTGACTGAAATATTTCCGTTTTATTCTCAAAACATTTTTTATCAAAACATCTATTATCTTCCAAATCAGGAAATAATACTGGATTTCCAAAAGATGACTTTGGACAAGTAGAACATGGACCAGCTTCCGGAACCAAGGTTTCGTCCTGCAAATCAAACTTTGCATTATCAAGGAAATTATCCTGCAATTCATATTTTAGATCGGAAATAGTAGGATAAAAATCATTGGTATAATCAGAAAGAATTTCCTGTTGAGATTCCTCATCAACTCTGGCCAATAATACAGCGTGACCAATTCCGAATTTTCCGGCTTTAAAATCATTTTGCAGATCCATGATGAGATCATTTAATTTTAATCTTTGCGCAACGAAAGTTAGATTTTTTGCCACTTTCGCAGCGATATCTTCTATCGTGTACTTTCCGGATTCTACCATTCTTTTGAAAGCAACCGCTTCATCCATTGGGTGAACATCTTTTCGTTCCAGGTTCTCGATGATTTGGATTTCGAAAACCTCATCATCGTTAAATTCCCTGATCGAAACTGGAATAGTTTTCACTCCTGAAATTTTAGAAGCCCGAAAACGACGTTCTCCACAAACGACTTCGTATTTTTTGTTATTATCGGGATGAATCCTTGCTATAATTGGTTGCAAAACACCATGTTGTTTAATTGATTCTGCTAACTCTTTTAAGGAATTCTCTTCGAATTCCGTTCTTGGGTTGGTTGAGCTTGCAACCAATTCTGTTAATTTTAATTCTTTAAATTCTGTCATTGCTTTGTTTTTGATAATTGTTGTTTTTAAGTCTTGTTTCCCATGCTTTTATGCCGCAATCTTTAAAAAGTCCATTACTTTTATTCCTTTCCAAAATCAATTGTAATTCTTGATCAGTCCTTTTTAAATTTAAAAGTTGCATCTTTTTCTGAACCTGTTTTTTTGTAAAAACCCTCTTACCTTTTGTAAGTAATTTGCCAATTTCTATATTGCCGATTGACTTGTAATTATTCAATAAGAAATCAGTTTCAGATTTCGACCATCTTCTCATTATTACTTTATGAAATCCGTTTACATATAACTCGCTTCGAAATGAGGTATAGCAAAATTTAAAATCAAATTCTTTCACCAAATGGTTAAAAAGATTAATTGACGTTTTATTTTTAAAATTTTCTTTGATATACTCAAGTTGATCATATGTGAATTTCATTTATGATATGGTTTTATATAATTTCTCGATTTGTCTATTGCAACTTTGTCGTGTCTTATATTTTTTCTTCACTTCTCCATTCAATAGAAATTCAAAGTGTTTATTTCCTATTTTATGAATATTTGTTAGCGAACCCAGTTGATCAAGTTGGCCTTGCATATATCGAAACCTTGATCTCTTTTTTAATGGGTGGATATTGTTTTTCATTACTCATCGCTTTAATCTTCTTCTCCAGCTTCAATAATTGGCTCAGCGATTCTCTTCTTTGATTTCGAAGTAGAAACTTCAACCGTTACGCCTTCAGGAAGATTGTTTTTCAAATCCTTAATCACGTCGGATGGCATAGAGAAAGCTTCGTCATCATCTTCATCACCAAAATCTAAAGTTCCAGTCTCAGAGCGTGGTGCTTGTTTGCCGTCCATGTACTCCAGTACTTCGCTAAGAATTACCTCTAAAATTTCTCTGAGGTATTCATCGAATTTATATCCGTCTGTTTTTTCTTCATAAAGCTTTTGAGAAGGCGTTGAAAAACTGACCGATTTGTCATTGCTCAAAACTTTAAATCCCGTGATTCTAATGGTTTGCGCATCTTCAGAACCGCCCAATTCGAAATCGGTAACCTGGTACTTCTTTTCAATATCTTCTGGAAGGAGTTCGCCTTTTTCGATGATGTCTTTCATTCGATCTGTTGGTAATTCTTCAGTCAGAAGAATAAAGTGAGGGATCAGTTTCTCAAAGGCTCCTCTCAAATCATCATGAATGGGTGCGGTGGACTGCGTTTTGTTTTTTGCAGATACGCCGTTGTCCTCCATGTTGTATTCGTAAGCGAGAAAGATTCCGCCTCGAATACCTGCTTTTTTAATTTCAATTTTGCTCATTACTTATTTTTAAAAATTATTTACCATTTGTATTTTCCGTTGTTCAACTTTATTTTAGTCGTTGAGAACTTGAATCTTTCAAAGATTTTCTCCTGCTCTGGTTTTTTACATTTGAAAACAAAAAACTGCTGATTTCCAAAATTGGTTTTTCGCTTTTCGAAGCCTTCAAAAGTGTAAATATGACCTCCAATGTCGATTTCTTCTCCAAATGGGAGTTCTGATAGCTTTACTTCTGCCATTATTTATATTCTAATTTTTGTAAAAGTTTATCTGCTAGTTCCACGGCTTTCTGTGCGATAAAAGTTGGAGAATTAACATTATTAATTAATCCTTGCATTGCTAATCCTGCGAAATATTCGCGTTTGGTTAATCCTCCCATTTGCTGTGAAAAGTTGTCGTTCTGATATTCAATTTTCAACTCGTTATCTGCACCTGCAAATGATGCACTCATAGGATTTATTGGTTTATCTGCATTTTTCATTTTAAAAAGGTGTTTTATTAAATCCGATCTGCATTCCATTCGTTGCAACGTGTACGCTTTTTCCGGTGAGTTTGTTCACATGATCAGCGAAATTCAACTCATGGGAATTACTGTCGGACAAGTGAATCAATACGATATTATTCACCGCTGTGAGGTCATTGGCTTTCAAGAAATCCAAACAAGTATCGATGCTCATGTGAGAGTTGTAGATTCGATCCCGGAGGAACTTCATACCGCCTAATTTCTCATCAATGATTTCCTGATCATAATTCGCCTCTACGATGATATTGTTCAAACCTGTGAAAGTGAAAGGGCAATACACCGTATCGGTCAGGAAAAGCGTATTTCCACAATCTTTGTGATTGATCAGAAAACCGCAAGGTTCTGCCACATCATGAATTGTAGGAAATGAAATCACTTTGAAATTACCGACTTGAAACTGTCCTTTTTGGGGAACGATCTTCATCCGGTGATTCTTTGCCGCTTTGGCAAATGTCCCTTTGGTTGCGTAGGTGTTGATTCCTGCTTTCATTACTTCATTGATGCTTTTTGCGTGATCGCCGTGTTCATGCGTAACGATGCAACCAGCAATCTTTGAAACATTAAAATTCACTGCTTTTTTGATCTCCGAAATATTTACTCCACATTCAATCAGGAGGGCTTCCTGCTCATTTTCGAGCAGGTAAGCATTTCCTTTGGAGCCTGATCCAATTACTTTGAGTTTCATTAGAATCCTGGTCCAGCGTTAGCAGTTTCTACTTCATATTCAATTTCCCCCAGAACTTCCGGTGCTTCATCTTCTACAACTTCGGCATCAGAAATATCAGCAAAACCCAATTCCTCTTTGTTGGCATTTCTTTCAATATCCTCCATTACTGCTTGTGGGACGCGGTCGTTTTCATTGGTGATAATTCTTAAAAGATGTTCATCAATCTTTTCTGAATCAATATTGATTGAATTCCAGCAATGGCGCTTTATCGTTTTTAAATACATTTCATCTTCCCAACCTTCAATCTTTATTTTTTCTCCGGTTTTGCTTCCATTTTTGTATTCGTCTTTTTCACCACCCCAAAACTCAGCAGATGCATATTGAGGTTTGCGTTTTTCAATTTGTTCACGATTCAGTACTACCAATTTGTTTTTTTCTGGATTTTCGTATTCCATATAGTAAAAACCACCATCTAAAGTTCCTCGGTTAAAATCATCGGTGATTTCGAATTCGTAACTTTCGATTTTATTATTAATGTTTTTCTTAACAGATTTGAATTTATCCGAAGAGTACTTTAGTTCGAAAATCACATTTGTAGGAACATCGAAACCGTATTTTTTAGATTTTAGTTCCAATCCATTGAACCCTTCAATGAAAGTGATGTCAAATTTTTGGGTTTTACTGTTTTTGTACGGTATTGGATTGATATGGTTTTTCTGCAAAGGATCTAGGCCGATCATTGAATAAGCCACGACATCCTGCGCAAGTTTATTCATATTCACATTGTTCCAATTATAAGACAAGGCATCTCTATATTGTTCTGATTTTCCAAGTCTTTTAACTTCGCTTTCTTTTAATACTCCATCTATTTTTATGAAGTAATTCTGGATCAGTTTTCTTTGAAAGTTTGTTAATTCTAATGGTTGGTTTCCAGGGCTTGGAAACTCTTTTAAAACGGCATTTGTGAATCTATCAGAAGGTGTAACTTCTGTTTTCTGCTGAACCATTTCGTTCTTTTCTTGAAGTTTTGACACTTCATTTTTGGCGTTTTCTGTGCTCATTTTATATGAATTTTAAGATTAGTTTAATTTAAATACACCCAGTTTGAATAATTCCAGTACGATATCGGCTTCATGAAAAGCGTCATCTGCGCCTCTGTGTTTTTCGATATAGCCAACGTTTCCAAAGAAATGAGTGTGAGCCTCTTCTACTTTCGGCCATTTGAATCCTCGCGGACTTGGTATTTTGCAGATGTTGGTCGAAAGTTGCATCGGACACGCTAATTTTTTAGGAAAAACGAATCCTCTACTTTCCAGAAATCCGAAATCAAAAACATTATTAAAGGCGGTTGCACCATGTTCATATTTATTGATGATGTCTTGAATTTCCGGAGACAGATCATGTAGGAATTTAGCTTCTAAAATTGCCTCGCTTGTTAGTGTGGAATTCTGAACGATCCAAGACGCTTCTATTTCTTCAACCGTGGTTCCCTGTTCCTGGCATACTTGATCGAATATGATCTGTTTTTCGCCCGTGGCTAAATTGAGTTCGACGATTCCGATTTCTACGATCTTTGCGCTTCTGTGGGAAAATCCAGTTGTTTCGATGTCGATGATTAAAATTTTTTGCATTTTTTTTATTTTGAAATATTACTTAGGAATTGACTTTGTTTTTTTACAAATAGGATAATTAGAACAACCTAAAAAATGTTGTTTTTTAATTTTATTAAATCTGATTTTCCAATCAGAACCACATTCACAAATACCATTTTCATTATTAAATTCTTCACGCTCTTTTTTTGCTTTACGCATTTTTTTAGCGGACGTTTTGCTGTAATAATAAAATTCTGGTGCATCACCATCTAGTAAATTGGCAGGTCTGTTTTTATTAATTATTTTTTTACAAGCATGGCAATCGACGTCTTTAAAATATTCAGTTTCAATATTGTGATTATGTCCACAATCAACTCCTTTTGCATGGCGAAATCCATTTGGAATTATAAAACCACCTTTCACATCTTGCCAATATTCGGCTGAATCAGGTAATGCCATTACGCTACTCTCAGTTTTTTGTCTCCAGCGGAAACAATCAGATTGATAATTTGCGATTCAGAATCAATCAGATCAACTACACTCTCTCTATTATCGATGAAGATTGGCGCGGAAACTTTGTAGAAGTCGCAAAGCGTATTGATGATATCAACTCCGGCGTTAATTTTAGAAGCGGTGTTCGCATCGGAGAAAGGCACGCCGTTGATCAAAGCCTCGCAGGTTTCAACCTCCGCACCATTAATTTGAGTTTCGAACAATTTGAATTTTACGAAAGAGAATTTCTGGTTGATCTTGCTTTCAATGGTGTCAATTTTCAACTTGATGAAGTTGTCGATGATGTATTGCTCTTTCTCGATATTGGCAATTTCCTGCGCCAATTTAGATTCCTCGGCCATCAATTCTTTGATCCTTGAATTAGCGATAATTATTTGGTCATTCACGGACAACTGCGCTCTTAATGCAGTGATTTCCTCATTAATTTTCTGTTTGGCTTCTTTCGCTTCCGAATTATTTCCTTCGGGAGTTTCGAATTTCAAAGCGACTAAATCCGAGATCTTCGCTTTCAATTCCTGGTACTTTTCGTTTGCAGCCAAATAAGATTCTAGCAACGATTGCGCTGATGGTTTTTCAATGGATTGTTCTTGAGCAACTACCTTTTTAAGATTGAAATTTAGTTCCTCCAATTTGCCATTCAACTGAATAATATAAGCAGCGCCGTTTTGAATTCTTTCTTCAAGACCTTCCAATTCTGCAGTTAAATTGGTTTTTTCTGCTGCATGGGATTTACCGGTTTCGCTGATCTTTTTTAACTGATTTTGTTTATCAGTAATAAAGTTGGCTTTCAGTTCCTCTTTCTTGGTTTCAACATCCGACGCTTCAAATTCGCGTTGGCAGGTTGGACAGCAGAATTCAGTTTCATTGAACTGTAATTCCGTGGCGTTAACTTCATTCCATTTGGTTCGGGCGTTGGTGATTAATGTTTCTAAAGTGAATAACTGAGTTTTGATTCCCGCTTTCTTGGTGGTCAAAGTTTCGACCTTTGTTTTGGCCGTTGTTACGTCGGCTTCTATTTCTGTGATTTCTTTACGGATTCCGTCCGCTTTCGAGGTATCTGTTTTTTGCTCTAGTTTTGCCTTTTCTCGACCTTCAAATTCAATGGCGTTCATATCTGATTTCAGATTGAAAATCTGATCCTGGTTCGCATTTCTTTTTTTGATGATTTCATCATGATCGGCCGACTTGTCTTGCAATTGGTTGTCGATGGCTTCAATTTCCTTTTCTTTTGCAGCGATTAATTGCACGATCTCTGTTTCTTCAACCGGTTCTGGTTTACTGCGTTCCACTTCATCAATTCGGGTCGGGATCAACTTAATATCCTCCTTCGATTTCCTGATGGTAGAAGCGATTTGTTTCTTATATTCTTCCAACGTTTTATTAGTAAGCAGGGAAACCAATCTTTCATAGTCTGCATTTCCTTTGGCCAGTTCTTGATCAGAAATATTACCGACAATTTGAATCAGAACAGATCTGCGGTCTTGCCATTTCATTTGATTAAAAGCCGTTGGAGAAGTAATGAGTTTGAAAATCGTTTCATCCAAAATCTGAGAAACTTTGGTTTGAAATTCTTTCATTGATAGAGGAACTTCATTCCAATAATAAAGTGTTTCGTTTCCTGCGAATTGTGGTTCTAATTGACCTTTTATTTTTGGCCATTTCTCTTTCAGAATTTTTTTAATGGTAATTTCTTCGTTGCCTACCATAAAAACCCCATTCACTTCATGCTCTATTTTCGGGATGACCACATTGAATTCATCCAATGTTTTCAATTCGAAATCTTTTCGGTCTGTAGAATCTTTGCCAAAAAGCAACCAGGTGCAAGCATCGAAAATGGTTGTCTTTCCGCTTCCATTGGCTCCGAAAATATTGGTACTGTCGTCAAAATCTACACTTAGATTTTTCACTCCCTTGAAATTAATCAGGTTTAGTTTTTTAAGGATAATTGTATTCATTACTATTGTTTTAGAAAATTGTTTTAAGAATTTATTTTAGTCAGATATTCTTTGTAGTCTCGGATAAACTCATCTAGTGTAGAAAGTTCTTCCGGACTCAACTTATCATGGCCTAATCTTTTGGCATGGCCATCAGTACAAATGAACCAGATGCCGCCAACGTTTTTAATTTCAGTTACCATTTGATTGTTTTTTTGAATTCATCTAAATGAGTAACTGCATAAATTGCAAGTACTAAGAATGGCAGTAAGGCAATCGATTTGGTGTAGTCCAGCAAATTCTGATTGGCGTTGGTTTCAATGTCGCAACCGATAGTAATTATCATCAGTATGATTGCTGTGATGAGTAGATTTTTCATTGCTTTAAATATTTAATTGATTTTTGTGTTAACTCGTTTTGGTTTTACTTGATAGCGGTCATACTTTTCCAGATTTGCAGCTATCCGGGCTTTTCTTCTTTCGAAACTTTCCACCGCCCCCAGTATCATTGTTTCTAGTTTTCTTTTTTCGCCCGGATCCTGCAATTGTTGTATGATTGCCGATATAGCCGGATAGGCTTGTTCTGCTGTCATGCTGTTACTTTTTCGGTTTCTTCAGACTCAAATATTTCCTCGTCTTTCAATCCTGAATCTCTCAGTGTTTCGATCAAAGCCACATTCGAACGAATGTTTTTGCTGGACCGTTGCAGATGTCTAATGATATTGTCTGGAGACATATTCCCATTAATCTTTTTGATCAGTTCCCCAAGTAATTCTGGGGTCTTAATGATTTTTTCGCAGTATTTAATTTGTGCTATCATATTTTTATATAACTTTGTTAACATTGATTGAGCAAATATACCAACTAAGTTGATATAAAACAAAACAATATCAACTTTTTTGATATAAAAATATTTAACAGCTTGAAAATCAGGATTAAAAAAAAATGAGGGAAAGAATTTGGCATGAAATGGTAGACGCCAAGTTAAAAGGCATTTACACTAAAATCTACTTAGCAGAGCAGCGAAAAATTAATAAATGGTTCAATGCATTTATCCTAATTTTTTCAGCTTCAGGAGTATTGGGATGGAGTTTCTGGAAAGATTTTCCTCTAGCTACCAGTATTTTAGTTTCTGGAATGGCTTTATTTAAAATTATTGGAACTGAGTTTTTACCCAATGAAAAAGTATTTACAAAATCTGAAAAAATAATAGATTTTTATTTCAACCATTTTAATCAGATCGAAAACCTATGGTATGACCACTATAATTATATAGTAAGTGACAGTGAAGCACAAGAAAAATTTTACAGTATTATTAAGTCAGAATCAGAAATAAATAAGATTGTAAATGATGTAATTCGAAATCAGAATTCTAAAATGCTGTCAACTGCAGAGATAGAATGTGATAATTATTTTAAGAAAATATTTAATTTATAACAACATGGCTAAACAAGAGAACCCTAGACCCACTCCTCCGTCGAGACCGACTCCTCCTTCTCCATCGAGACCACACCCAGGATCATACCCAGAAAAAGGAAGTAACAATATTCCATCACACAGAAACCCGCCATCTCCACCTCCTCCAAAGCCTAAGCAATAATTTTTTTTTTGGGTGGAGGAGGTAGTGGAGGATTACGATGTTTTGGTAAATTATTGACAGTATTGTTGTTATTTACTTTCCTGAATAATTTTTTAAAAAAAATAATCATAAACCAAATTTTAACCAAATATATGAAAGATCAAGATGATACAAACAATATTGATATCGCAAAAAGATTTAATTCCGCCATTGCTTTATTAAAAGGAAGAGAAATTATAAAAAATCAAAAAGACATATCTGATCGGGGACTAATCGCAAAATCTAATCTTTCTAGAGCGATCAAAGGTGATCCGAGATATTTAACAAAAAGTTTTTTAGAAAAATTCGCGAAAGAATTTTCATTTAATTACGATTGGTTCATTACTGGAGAAGGGGAAATGCCTTATGCATTAGATATCCATCACAAAAAACCAAAGGAGTATTCGCAACTCGATGAGAATTTATCTTTAGTTATGGAACGCTTGCATCTTTATGAAGAGAAGATCGATTTCTACAAGGAGAAAATTGAGAAACTGGAGGAAGAAAACCAGCAATTAAAAAAAGACAAAAAATCTGTCGTTCCTGGTGAGCGATTTTCTACATCAAAATAAAAACTGAAACAATATGGAAAGTATTTTACCAATTTTAATCGTGTCAATATTTGTTGTCGCAATACAAATCGCAATAATTAGATATGTGTTTCGAATTGATACACAAATAAAAAATCAGAACAAAATGATCAACTTACTTTCCCATTTATTGAAAGTAAATGGCGTTTCGCAAGAAGATGTAAATGTTCTCATTTATAAAAAATAAAGGAATGAAAAAACTAATATTTTTAATCCCCCTAATTATGGGATGCTCAAGGGACAGTTCAGAAAACACACTTTGTACGCAAGAATGGACTGTTATGGAATATTGCACTAGAAGTTCCGGTTGTCCAGTTGTTGGATGTGGTGAAACTCCAATGACTTTAGATAGAACATTTAAGTGCGCAGATGTTGAAGGGGTTAAAGAAGGAGACTTGGTTATTTATAAGGAGGAATCATCATGCGCAAAATTCTACCGTAAATACATTAAAAAAATTAGGTAA